GAAAACCCCAGTTACCTAGGACTATATGACAGAAATCACCTTCGACCTGTCTGCTGAATCCGCCCGACTGCTCTCTCAGGTTGGAGCGGCAACGAAGCGAACAATTGACACGGCTAAGCGTCACGCGGGGTCGAGTGCGGCTCGTAAGATGCGCACAGAGGCAGCGCGCGAGGTGAGGAAAAAGAAGGAAGTGAAGCTATCCGCTGTCCGCAAGCGCATCGAACTTATCCGCAAGGGTGCAGGCGCGTACATCATCAGGGTAGATGGAACACCCTTACCAATCGGCTCATTCCGAATGCGACAGCTCAAGCGAGGTGTGAAGTTCAAGGCAAATAGGGCCGGCTGGTCAACCATACGGGGGATCTTTATTGCTAAGATGAAGAGCGGGCATGTGGGGGCATTCAGTAGAGGTAAGACCGAGCAAAGCCCAAGAGCCACATACAAGGGACCTAACGGAAAGCAGCACAAGCATCTACCAATCAAAGAAATGTATACATCGGGATTGTCAGCAACGTTCAAGGATGAGGCAGCGCGCGACGCTGTGATGAAGGCAGGTCGAGACGAGTATGAGAAGACATTTCTTAGGGTTATTCGGAGTAAAATGTGATGAAATCAAGAGTCATGCCATACCCCACGGGGTGCCTTAGGTTCTTCCAAAATTGGGGGGGTTGCGGGTCCAAGACTCGCGTTATTCGACTAAATTCCAGTTCTTGAAATCGAGTGGAACTTCCAGATGGAGCTAACGCCGAGGCAATTCGCCGAGCGCACCGGCAAGAACCTTGAGGCTATTTACAAGGCACTTCAGGACGGGCGACTGTCTGAGTCTGTCCGGAAATCTGGACGGAGAAGCTTCATCGACTTCGAGCGGGGGAAGATCGAGCTGTTTGGCAAGGTGCAGGAGGCACCATCAGCACCGGGTGGCTCGCTGCGCGAGGCCAAGTCACTCGCTGATGTGTCGATTCCGCCGATTGATGAGAGCCTTGCTGCAGAGAAATACTGGAAGGCGGAACAGGCCAAGCTGAACTACCTGCGAGCAGCCGGCGAGCTCGTTGAGGCCTCTAGAGTCCAGGAGGCCTACGAAAAGGAAGCAGCGGCGTGCCGCAGCAAGCTGCTCTCAGTGGTCGGCCGGGTACGTCAGAGGGTGACTTCGCTGAGCGAGAAGGACTTCACGATGATTGAGGATCTCATCAAGGAGGCGCTCGAGGAACTTGGGAGTGAGGTTCTATGAAGATGATCGGCCTGGGCAATGTGCACTTTGAACGCACCCTCTGGAAGCCGCCAGAGGACCTGACGCTGTCCCAATGGTCCGCCAAGTACTTCCGGCTTTCGGCGGAGTCCGCCGCGGAGGAAGGTCGTTTTCGGCCGTACCCCTACCAAATAGGGATCATGGACGCGATCACCAACCCGATCGTGGAGCAGATCACGTTCATGAAGTCGGCCCGTGTGGGCGCAACGAAGATCATGAACGCCATGGTGGGGTACTCGATACACCAAGACCCATGTCCGGTGATGATCGCTCAGCCCACCGAGGACGACGCGCGCGGCTACTCACGAGAGGAGCTCGCCCCGATGATCCGTGATTGCCCGGAAATCGCCGCGCGGATCCTGAGCACTGGATCAAAAAAAGAGGCCACGGACACGATCTTGAAAAAGACGTTTCGCGGTGGCTCGGTGTCAATCGGCGGAGCCACATCTGGGCGGTTTTTTCGCCGTGTGTCGCGAAAGCGTGCAGGGCTTGACGAACTCGACGGATACCCGATCAGCGCTGGCGACGATGGCGATCAGGTCAGTCTGACGTGGAAGCGGCTCGAGTGGTACCCGGATCGGCTGCTTTACCTGGCCTCGACTCCGCTGCTTGAGGAGACGAGCCGCATTGAGCGTGAGTTCAAGGCGGGAGATCAGCGACACTTCTTGGTTCCATGCCCGCACTGTGGATACCTCGACCGGTTGGTTCCGCGGCAGACCGAGAAATGGGGCCATTGGATCCGCTGGCCAGAAGGTTCGCCAGAGAAGGCGCACTTCGTCTGTTTTGGCTGCGGGTGTGAGATCTCAAACGCCGAGAAACGCGAGATGATCGACGTCGGCGACTGGGTTCCGATGACAGCGCCTGTTGTTCGACCGAACGGTCGAGAGCATTGGAGCTTTCACATTTGGGCCGCCTACTCATACAGCCCTAACGCTCACTGGGGACAGCTCGCAAGCGAGTACGTCAAGGCGGGAGAACAGGGGGATGAGAGCCTAAAAACCGTCTTCAATACGCTATTTGGTGAGACATGGAAGGAGCGCGGCGAGTCTCCAGATTGGGAGCGGCTCTACCATCGCCGCGAGCAGTACACGGCCGGAACCATCCCGAAGGGTGGCCAGTTCCTCACCTGTGGCGTGGACGTGCAGAGCAATCGCGTGGTGTACGAAGTGGTGGCGTGGGGGGCTGGCCTGGAAAACTGGTCGGTCGAGAAAGGGATCATGTGGGGTGACACGTCGACCGCAGAGGCTAGCGCATTCCAGCAGCTCGACGCGCTGCTGTTGCGCACGTTCAGCGGCGAGGCTGGTGAAATGCCGATCCGAGGGATGGCGATCGACTCGGGTAACTTCACACAAACGGTTTACCAGTGGTGCAAAAAGTATCCCAAGAGTCGCGTCTACCCCGTGAAGGGGTCCAAGGACATCGGGGCGCCATTGGTGATCAAGCCAACGAAGCGGGAGATCCGCCCAAGCGGGCGCGTGGTTGGGAAGATCATGCTGTGGATGGTCGGTGTGGGGACGGCAAAGACGGAGCTTTACGGGTGGCTCGGCCAAAAGAAGCGCGAGGATGGATCATATCCCACCGGCTACTGCCACTTTCCGGACGACTACGATGAGCAATACTTCCTCGAGCTCACGTCTGAATATCTGGCCACCGAGGTCGACCGAAACCGCCGGCAACGGCGCGTGTGGAAGGTGCACATCGGCCGCGAAAACCACTTTCTCGATTGCCGAGTTTACGCCCGTCATGCAGCTGAAATCGCCGGGGCGTCCCGTTTGCCACCGACGGAAGCACAGCTGGTGTCGACCGATGACGAAGCTGGACCAAGTGAGCCTCAGCAGTCGCCGCAGCGGCCAGGTCCACCCACGCGCGCGCCCAAGAACAAGCCCCGTGCCTTGACAAACAAGGGCGGGTGGCTTCGCGGTGGGGGAGGAAACGGCACCCGGAAAGGCTGGCTCAGGTAGATTTTGGCACTTTGGACACAGGCGGACATCGATAGCCTCAAGAAAGCGATCGCCAGCGGCGTGCTGACCGTGCGCTATGACGGGCCGCCGGCGCGTGGCGTGACGTACCAAAACCTGAGCGAGATGCGAAAGCTACTTGCGGAGATGGTGCGTGAGGTGGGCGGCGGGCGGCGCACGCGTGTTGCATCTCACAGCAAGGGCTTCCGATGAGCGCGATTGTCCGGGTTCAGCCGGCCAAGATCGCGCGCCAATCACAGGGCGCTGCCCTGCATGAGATTCAGAAGCTAAACTTTGTCGAACGGACCATTGCTTACTTTGCTCCGCAGATCGCGTTCCGTCGACTGCAGGCGCGGACCGCGCTGGCTCTCACGCTGCGCCACTACGACGGCGCTAGCACCGGGCGGCGGACAAGCGGTTGGCGTAAAAATGCAACGGACGCCAATGCATCCACTCAGGGAACGCTGCAGACGTTGCGCGGCGTTTGCCGGGATCTCGTCCGAAATAGCGGCTGGGCGCGCAAGGGCGTACAGGTCATAGGAAATAACGTCGTTGGATGGGGAATTCAGCCACGATTCAAGTCGAAGGAAGTCACAGCGATTTGGAAGAAATGGGCAGGCACAACGAAGTGCCACCTTCGCGGGCGTAAAACGTTCTACGGTCTGCAGCGCTTGGCCATCGACACCGTGGTCCAGTCAGGTGAGTGTTTGGTTATTCGTCACCGCACCGACGCACAGATTCGCGGTCATCGCTTCCCGCTTCAGCTCGACGTGTTGGAAGCCGACTATATCGACTCCAACAAGGAGATGTTTCGAGGCCAAAGCAAGGACGGGAACGTCATCATTCAGGGCGTCGAGATTGATTCCAAGGGTCGCCGTGTTGCCTATTGGCTCCACGATGCGCATCCTGGGAGCAACCTGCTGAGCGGGTACACGAGCCGGCGGGTTGACGCAAAGGACGTGCTGCACATCATGCGCGAGGATCGCCCCGGGCAGCTGCGCGGGATTCCGTGGTTCGCTCCTGTAGTCGTCAAGCTTCACGACTTTGACGACTACGAGGATGCGGTTTTGATGCGCCAGAAAATTGCGGCGTGCTTCACCGCATTTGTCACCAACATGGAGGGCACTGCCCAAAAGATTGGGCCAGACGGCACGGTTGAGACCTCGGACGCGATCGATGGTTTAGAGCCGGGCATGGTCCACTACCTCAATGACGGTGAGAGCGTGGAATTTGCCTCTCCGCCGACCGTGACAGACAACGATTCGTTTGCGCGCACGACCCAGCGAGGTATCGCGGCCGGTATTGGTGTGACGTACGAAGATCTCACTGGTGACTACTCGAATGTTAACTTTTCAAGCGCGCGAATGTCGCGGCTTGCACATCAGGGAAATGTGCACGATTGGCGCTGGAATATGTTGATCCCCCTCATGTGCGACCCATCGATCGACTGGTTCATGGAGGCAGCGACGTTTGCCGGTCTTGTTCCACAGGACTTCGACGACACAGTACTTTGGACGCCTCCCCCAATGCCGATGATCGACCCTGAGAAAGAGGGTCTCGCGTTTAAGCGCAATCTGAGGTCCGGGCTCATTACCTTCGATGAGATGATTTTGGGTCAAGGGAACGACCCGGAAGAGCACTGGGACACGTACGCCTCTGGGTTGGCAGAACTCGACCGCCGAAAAATCACGCTCGATAGCGACGCTCGCCGCACGAGCGAGCAGGGCCAAGCGCAGGAAACAAATGCCGCGCAACCAGCCAAGAAGAAGTCATCAAAAGCTCCAGAAACTTAGGCGCTTGACAGCACAGAAAAACATCCTTCGGGCTCGTGATTGCAAATGCCGAAAGCAGTTGAAGACCAGGAGCCTCAAAATGAGCTGATCATAAGAGCGGCGCGCTTAGTGCCCGCATCGTTCAACGAGGCCGACCGCTCCATTGAGCTGGTGTGGGCTACGGAAAACCGCGTTTTGCGCAGCTCATGGGATATCGGCCAGTTCTACGAAGAACTGTCCCTCTCCCCGCGTGCCGTGGACCTAACTCGGCTAAACGCCGGGGCGCCACTGCTGAACGTTCATGGTGGATCGTATGACGCTCGATCGATCTGGGGCTCGGTCGTGCCGGGCACTGCCAAGATTTTAAACGGCGAGGGTGTTGGTCGCGTTCGTTTTGATGACGCTGACAACGATCCCGACGCTGAAAAAGTTCTTCGGAAAATCAGGAGCGGAATCATCTCCGGCGTGAGCGTGGGTTACCTGATTCACGAAGTGAAAAGACAAAAAGAGGAAGTCGACGGGATCCCCGTTTTCCGAGTCACCCAGTGGGAACCATACGAGATTTCTGTGGCCCCTATTCCCGCGGATATCAAGTCCAGTTTTAGGAGTTTCTCCATGACCATCAAGAAGACCAGCGAAGAAAACACCATCGAAGAAGAAGGCGGGGCTCCCAATGGAACCCGCGTGGCACCCGTCCCACAAGAGCTACCAGCTCCGCCAGTGGATTTGGAGAAGGTTCGCGCTGATGAGCGAACCAGGGCGAAGGAGATTCGCTCCCTGTGCTTGAAAGCAAAGCTTGACGACAAGTTCACCGATGCGCTGATCGATGGCGGACTGAGTATTGACGCCGCGCGCTCCAAGATTCTGGACAAGATCATGGCTGATGATGAGGCGCTTGGGAAGAACTTCGGCAGCGGCCCGCCTCCGGTAACGGGTCGCGATCTGGGCGCGGAAGGTTTCCGGGCTGGCGCTGAGAACGCGCTCCTGCATCGAGCATTTCAGAAGACAGAAATCACCGAGGCTGGTCGTCAGTTCGTTGGGCTGTCGATGGTGGAGCTGATCCGTGAGGAGTTCCGGGTTCGGAATGTCGACGTCCGCGGGCTCTCTGCGAGTCGCTTGATCGGCAAGATGCTATCGCGCGCGCACTCGACCAGCGACTTCCCCCTACTCCTGGCAAACGTAGCGATGAAGACGCTGCGCAAGGAGTACGACGAGTACGCTCAGACGTTTGAGCCGCTCGTGACCAAGTCCACACTGAGCGATTTCAAGCCGGTCTACCGCACTCAGATCGGAGATGCCCCGGTGTTGCTGAAACTCGAAGAGGGTGGCGAGGTCAAATACGGGACGACCGGCGAAGGCCGGGAACAGTATGAGCTTGCAACCTACTCGCGAGGTTTCATGTTCACTCGTCAGCTCATGATCAACGACGACCTGAACGCGCTCATGCGAATGAACTCCGGGTGGGCTCGTCGCGTCCGTGAGCTGGAGGGCGATCTGGTCTGGGCACAAATCACTGGCAACCCCACGATGGGTGACAGCGTTGCGCTTTTTCACGCGAACCACGGAAACCTTGGCGCTGGCGTGATTGGTGACGTTGCGATCACCGCTGCAAAGCTCGCGATGCGTAAGCAGACTGGGCTGAACGGAGCACGCATTGACGTGCGGCCAGCATTCATCATCACGCCTGTGGCTCTTCAGTGGACAGCTGAAAAGTTCATGAAGCAGATCAACCCAACAGCCACCGCAGATGTGAATGTCCACGCGGGAACGCTCCAAACGATCAGCGACCCGCGCTTGGATGATGTGTCTGCTCTGGAATACTACGTCTCGGCGTCGCCCAAGCAGATCGACATCGTCGAGACGGCCACACTGGCTGGCGAGAACGGGCCCTACATGGACTCAGAAGTCGATTTTGACACGGACGGGATCAAGATGAAGGTCCGCCACGATTTTGCCGCCAAGGTCCTCGACTGGCGCGGCCTCTACAAGAGCACCGGCGCATAACTCTGACCTGGAAACGGAGCAAAAGACATGAAAAATTTCGTAAATTCTGGGGATATCGTCACGCGCGTTGCGCCTTCGGGAGGCGTTGTCTCTGGCAACGTCTACAAGATTGGCCAGCTGCTCGTCGTCGCAATTTGTGATGCATTGGAGGGAGAGAACTTCGAAGGTCGCACCACAGGCGTCGTCACGGTGCCAAAGCTCAGCGCTCAGGCCTGGACGGTTGGTGCGCTCGTGTATTGGGACGACACCAACAA